ATACCCCGGCAGTGATGACGGCAAGGGCAACTTACGCGGTGCGTTCTTGGTGCAGCTGCTGAGCTATTTCAAGGCATTTGGAGAGCAGGGCTACAAGGCGAACATGAGCGCCAAGGGCTACCAGCGGGTGCACCGTGGCACCAAGAAGCAAGCAGGGCGGCGCTACTTCGTGGCGTATGGCCCTTTGCGTGGCGGCAATCGGTTGACCAGCAAAGACGAAGCCGATGAGCGCACTGCCCATTTGCAACCCGGCATCTGGGCCGTCACGGGCACGGGCGGGGCAGATCTGCGGCCTGTGTTGTTGTTCGTCAAACAAGGCACTTACCAGCCACGGCTGGATATGGACAAGGTGGCCCAACGGGCCGATGCCGAGGCGTATCTGGCCCGGCGCATTCGTTACCGCTTGCGGGAGGCTGCTGGCGTGTAGCCAGTGCTTGTCCAGATATCGAGAGGAGATCAACCATGCAACACACCACTGTGACAGGGCGTGACACAAGCGCAGCAGCCTTTGCTGCATTGGGCAATGAAGGGCGCCGCCGCTTGAATGAGCGGCTGTACGAATCCCTGCGCCATGCCCACCAGTACGGCACACGTGACATGAGCCGCCGTGAGCTGCGCGAATACCACCACAAGCAGACTGGGGAGTGGCTGGAGCTGTCCAGCGTGGCCAGCACCGTCAACGCATTGCTGGCCGCAGGCAAGTTGGAGGAGGGCGAGGTGCGCATGTGCAGCTTGTCTACCCGGCAACGTGAGATCAAGCCAGTGCGCTGCAAGGCGCGACAGGCTCGGTTGGACTGATATCGAAAGAGGGCAGCTATGAGCACCATCATCATGTCGGCCTGCTGGCCGCTACAGGGTATGTCGTCGGCACAAAAGGCTGTTCTGATATCGCTGGCCGATCAGGCGAGCGACGATGGCGTTTGCTGGCCCGGTATTGGCACGATTGCTAGGCGCACTTGTCTGTCGGAGCGTGCAGTGCAGGAGGCACTGTCGTGGCTGCAGAAAGTCGGGCTGGTTTACCGTGAGTACCGTACTAACTCCAGCACCAGCTACACCATCACGCCGGGCCGTTTTGACCCGAGCAAAGCACCTGCTGCACGTAGTCGTTTGAAGGCAGGTGGTGCATATGGCGCACCCCCCGCAGATAGCGCACCCCCCGCACACGGCGCACCAGGGGGTGAACCAGGCGCACCCCTACCCCCGCAGGAGGCGCACCCCAGGGGTGCGCCAAGCGCACCCAAATCATCATTGAACCGTAATAGGAACCATCAAAGAACCGCCATCTGCGCGGGCGAAGGGCGTGAGGATCTGCCTGAACCACATGAACTGACCAAGACAGGAGCAGGGGGCAGCCATGAGCTGGCAGGCACGGTGTGCCAGCTGCTCAAGCGCATGGGTATTGGTCTGGTCAACCCAGGCAATGCGAAGCTGAACGCGCTGCTCAACGCTGGAGTGACGGTGGGGCAGATCGAGGAGGCCGCCCGCAAGGCGCTGGACAAAGGTAAAACCTTTACCTACGCCTTGGCGATTGTCGAACGCGAGGAGCGAGATGCCCGGATTCTGGGCCAAGCGCTGGCCCAGCAGCGCGTGGCACAGCAGGCTGGTGCCGAGACGTTTGCCCAGCGGGCAGCGCGCTTGCGGGTGGAGGAGGTCTCGCCCGCTGTGGCTCGCAAGGTGCCCGGAGTGCTAAGTGCATTTGAGCGTGCACAGGCCTTCATGAACGGGGCAGACGTGATCGACGTTACGCCCTCGCAGCCCCGCATCGGAGGCTGAGTGTGGAGCAGCAGACCTTTACAGACGTGATTGAGCTGATCTTCGGCAAGCTGCAGGTGCGCTACGGCGCAGCGTGGTTGCGCCAGTGGGACGGTGTGGACATGAACCTCGTCAAAAGCGACTGGGGCAGTGAGCTGGTGGGCTTTGCCAACAACCTGGAGCCGCTGCGCTACGCCTTGCGCCATCTGCCTGAGCGCTGCCCCAACGTGGGCCAGTTCCGCGCGATTGCCAACGGTTGCCCGCTGCCGCAGTTCAAGCAACTGCCTGCGCCAGCAGCAGATCCTGCAGTGGTTGCCGAGGAGTTGGCACGCCAAAGCGGTATCCGCAACGCGATTGCACATCGTGAGGATGGCAAACAGTGGGCGCGCCGAATCCTGTCTCGCATCCAGAACGGTGACACCAGCATCTCCCGCTATGCCGCCATGTCTGCCCGCATGGCGCTGGGCATGGAGCCAAGCCATGAGCCGCACGCGCTGCACCGCTCGTCAGACCGTTCGCGGGTCCTTCCCACCCAGTCCAGAAGCGGGTAATTCGAGCCGCGACGTCGGACTGTTCAGCAAGTTTCTTAAGGGGGTTGTATTGTGATGAATGTGCTAGACAGCAAGCCTACGCAACAAGAGTTTGCTATGTTAGTTGGAGTGACGCAGCAGAATATCAGCGCGCTGACTGCTGAGGGCAAGCTGCCCAAAGACGCCACATTGCGCGAGCTGCTTAAAGCCTATTGCGCGCAATTGCGCCGGGCTGCCAGCGGGCAGGCCACTTCGCCGGAGAAGGTGGAGCTTGACCGCCAAAAGACACTGTTTGTCCGTGCGCAGACCGAAGCGCAAGACATGAAAAACTCCGTCGCCCGCGGCGAATATGCCCCCATCGGCTTGCTGGCAGACGTACTCGCTCTGGCCAGCTCCGCCATCGTTGATCGGCTGGACCAGCTCGAAGGCCAGCTGCGCAAAGCCTGCCCAGACCTGCCCGAAGAAGCGCGCATAGTCATCCTGCGTGTGATTGCCGATGCGCGCAACGAGTGGATCCGCTCCACCTCCAAGCTGGTAGCCGTCTCTGTAGACCGCATGGCCCAGTCTGAGGCAGATGAACACCACGCACTTGATATCAGCGAGGGCGCAGTTTGACCGCACCGTTTGCCGCTGAGGCCATCGCCGCCATCCAGTCCGCCACAGAGCTGGGCCTGTCCAGCCTGCGGGCTGAAGTGCCCCAGACCCTCAGCGAATGGGCGGCTGCACACTTCATTTTGGCGGGTGAATCCAGCCACCAGAAGGGCGGCTGGGTAGGCTGGCCCTTCCAGCAAGGCATTCTGGATTTCATGAGTGACGACCGCATCGAAGAGCTGGCTGTCAAGAAGTCCAAGCGCGTGGGCTACACCAAAATGATCACCGCTTTCGTCGCCTACAACATCGCCCACCGCCGCCGCAAGCAAGCCCTGTGGCAGCCCACGGATGACGACCGCGACAGCTACGTCAAAAGCGAGATTGAGCCCGTTTTGGATGGCGTAGCCGCCGTGCAAGCCGCCCGCCGCCAGGGCAAAGGCGTGGAAGACACCATCAAATACAAACCTTTTCGCGACAGCGTGCTGCACCTGCTGGGCGGCAAGGCCGCGCGGGCGTACCGGCGTATCACCGTGGCAGTCTCCATCCTCGATGAGTGGAGCGCCTTCGACCAGACCATTGAAAAGTCGGGCGACCCCGGCACCCTCGCCAAAGGCCGTCTTGAAGGCGCGCCGTACCCCAAGTTTGTGGGCGGCAGCACACCCCGCGTCAAAGGCCTGTGTCACGTAGAACGCGCGTGTGAAGAGTCAGACGCCAGCGTGCAATATCACATTGACTGCCCCCACTGCGCTGCAGACCACCCGCTGATGTGGGGCGGCAAGTACCTGCCCTACGGCTTCAAATGGCAAAAGGGCAGGCCAGACACCGTGCACCACATCTGCCCCCACTGCCACCAAAGCATCACGCAGGCAGACTACCTGCCCGGCGGCTGGCCCCTCACCGGCAGCTGGGTGTGCAAAAAAACCGGCATGCGCTACGGCGCAGACCGCATCTGGCGCAACGCCACGGGCCAGCCTTGCAAACCACCGCGCACACTGGGCGTACACGTCTGGGCCGCCTACAGTCCTCAGCGCACATGGGCCAGCATTGTTGATGAGTTTGAAAAAGCCCACCGCGCCCTGCAAGCCGGTGACATGGCCCCCATGACCGGCTTTACCAACGAAACGCTGGGCGACACGTGGGAAGTGAAGGGCGACAGCAGTGATGAACACGCCCTGCAGGCCCGGGCAGAAGACTACCGCCTCGGCATCGTCCCCAAGGGCGCGCTGCTGCTCACCGCAGGCGTTGACGTGCAGCGTGACCGCTGGGAAGTCACCGTCTGGGGCTGGGCCCGTGGGCTGGAAAGCTGGGTCGTCGCGCACGAAGTGCTCTACGGCAACCCCGCCAGCGATGCCGACTGGCAGCCGCTGGAACAATACCTCCTCCAGCGCTTCCCCCAGGCGTGGCACGGCGGCAGTCTGGGCATCAGCGCCGTCAGCATCGACTCATCCGACCAAACCCAAAGCGTCTACAACTGGGTGCGCAGCGCCCAAACCCGCATACCCGGCCTGCGCGCCATCAAGGGCGACAACAACGACAGCCGCGCCATCGTCGGCCCCAGCAGCCTGCAAGAGGTCAACCACCGTGGCCGCAAAATCAAACACGGCATCAAGCTCTGGCTGGTGGGCGTAGACAACGCCAAAGACCTGCTGCTGGGCCAGCTTGCCATTACTGAGGCAGGCCCCGGCTACGTGCACACCAGCAATGACCTCAAACGCGAGTGGTACGAACAGCTCACCGCAGAGCAACGCATCCTCACCAAACTCAACGGCAAAGACACCTACAAATGGGTCAAACGCCGCCCGCGCAATGAAGTGCTGGACTGCCGCAACTACGCCCTGCACGCCGCCATGGCCCACGGCATCCACAAATGGCCCGAATCCAAATGGCTACAACTGGAGCAAACCGTGCAGCCCCCGCAAGACCTGTTCAGCGCGCCACCAGCACAAGAGCAGGGCGCACAGCCAACAACGCCCGCCGCCCCGACGCAGCACCAGCCAGCGCCGCCCGTCACCAGCCGGGCAGATGAAGACATATTTGCCCCAATCAGCCTGCAATGACGACCACACCTGCGCAACCAGCTATCAAAACAATGAACAACAGCACCAACACTATGAGTAACGCAACCCCCACCCCCTCAGTTTCCAGCCACAAGCTCGACCCTATCGCCGTGTTGCGTGAAGAACTGGCCGCCGCAGCCGTGTGCCACGGCGTAGAGCGGGTGGAGGATTTGACGGAGGAGCTGGTCAGTCGCTATGTGCAAAGGCTTGGTGGCGCTCAGGTGTATGTGAAAAGTAAGCGCTCGGTCGAACAGTCAAAAGTTGCAGCGCAGATCCGAGCACGCTTCACAGGCCGCAACGCTCGTGACCTGGCTGCTGAATTCGGTCTCACATTACGCCATGTACGTCGACTAGTTTCCGAGTAACTCAACGTACTTCTCAAACGCCTTGATAGATCTCTACCTCTATGTATGATCACCAGCAGAGTAAGCATGAGTCATTTCAAGAAGCTCATGAGCAAATAAGAAA